AAATGTGTATGTTCAGTTGATGAAACCTCAAATACTCGTTGAATCATTGAATATACGGAGTTTGTCGAAACTCCTTACATCCGCAGGTAAATTCTGCGAGAAAATATAGAGGTACTATTATGTTTAAATCTGCTATCGCAGCCGTTGCTGCTGCTCCTTTCCTTGCTACCGCTGCGTTCGCTGGTCCTTATGTTGAAAGTAAGACCACTGCTGCTGGTACTCTTACCGATGGTGGTGACTTCCGTGGTGCTCAAACTGAACTCCGTGGTGGTTATGAGTCTGCTGTTGGAACCAGTGGTTTGAAAGTCTATGGTGAAGTTGGTCCTGGTTATGAATGGAACAATGGTGGAACGGATGAAGGTGTTGTTGTAAGTGAAGTTGGTCTTTCATATCCTCTTGCTGAGCAAGTATCTGTAAAGGCAAAAGTTACAGGTGAGTATGGTTTTGATTCTGAGGCATTTGACCTTGGTGGTGAACTGAAAGTTCGTTACTCTTTCTGATTTCTAAGTATTATTACTTAGTTTGTCAGGATACAATAACATTGGGGTGCTTGACACCCCTTTCTTTTTGCTATATAATGTTGTAAATCTTTACAAAAGTATTATGACTGTAACAACGAATGATCGTGGTCAACAAAACATGTGGGCCAAAGAACCCCAAATGGTGTACCAAGAGTACAACCGTAAAGGTCTTTTGACTCCTATGCAAACCACTGAAATGTATAATGGTCGTTGGGCAATGATGGGAATCATTGCTGGTGCGATTTCTTATGCATTCACTGGTAAACTTTTCTTTGGCATTTTCTGACAAAGTACTTGACTATGATTCCATTTTTGTTTATAATCACTAGTATTGCCTTTTTTGTTTTACTGGCAATTTCTGTAGAAAAACTTTCTGAAACTTATTAACATATGACTTATAATATCACTCTTCGTTCTCCTGATGGTACCGAAACTACTGTTCAATGTGCTCCAGATCAATACATTCTTGATGCAGCAGAAGAAGCGGGTGTTGACCTCCCTTCGTCGTGCCGTGCAGGCGCTTGCTCAGCGTGTGCGGGAAAACTCGTCTCTGGCACCGTAGATAACGAAGAGCAATCATTCCTTGATGATGATCAGATTGCAGATGGATGGGTTCTGACTTGTGTGGCATATCCTACTAGTGATTGTGTCATTCTAACTGAACAAGAAGAAAATCTTTAATTTAGGAGAACAATTATGAAATTCGGTTTCACCCCTGAGGCAGAGATCCTCAACGCTCGTCTGGCAATGCTTGGTTTCGTTGCTGGAGTTGGTTCTTACCTGATTACTGGCCAAATCATTCCAGGTATTTTGTGACATGGAGGTTAAAATGCGTAAAGAACAATATCAAGTCCCTCAAGTAGAATTTGTATTCCGTGAGAACAGCGAGTTTGTGACTCGCACATCCGCCGATCTTTTTAACGGCAAGCGTGTAGTTATCTTCTCTCTGCCTGGTGCATTCACTCCTACTTGCTCTGCCTATCAACTTCCTGGATTCGAGGAGAAGTACGATGAATTTGCTGCTCTTGGCATTGACGCTATTTACTGCCTTTCTGTTAACGACGGCTTTGTTATGAATGCTTGGGGCAAATCACTTGGTGCAAATAAAGTTAAACTAGTACCAGATGGAAATGCTTACTTCACTCGTTCTATGGGATATCTTGTCAGCAAGTCTAACCTTGGTTTCGGTGAGCGTTCTTGGCGTTATGCTGCTGTCGTGGACAACGGAGTCATCGAAAAACTATTCGTTGAAGAAGGTTTCCGTGATAACTCGGACACAGACCCATATGAAGTATCGACGCCTGAAAATGTTTTAGAATATGTAAAGGCAACGGTTTTAGTTACTGCTTGATATAATACTTAATTATATTCTCACTCTGTTGCTAAATAAGCAACAGAGTTTTTTTATGTGATGCCAAGAGGACAACTTACAAAGGATACAATGAAATGCGAAGTTTTGAAAATTAAAGATAAATTATACAAACAAGATATTTCTTGGACATCTGATCCAAAATTATTAGCGCATCAATATCTTAATATGGTTTTAGATAAAATAGAAGAATACAATTACTAAATACCAACAGTGTCGCAAAAATAATACCTATGACATTAGATCTTCATAACTTCTTTAAGTATTATGATGATAGTAATGCGAATCATGTTGCTGCAGTTCAATGGTTAGAAGATAACCTTCCTGCACAATTCATGGATGATTCTGAATCCGATTGGATTGGAATTTTCAGAACAAAACCCCCTACTCCAGAAGTTCTCGCAGTCCCTTACTACAATCAAGTAGATAACTACAGAGATGCACATAGAACTTGCAACTCTTCATCGTGTGCTATGTGTCTGTCTTTCCTCAAGCCAGGCAGTATTAAAGGCGACGATGAATATGTCAAGAAAGTATTTGAGATTGGTGATACGACTGACCATGCGGTTCAGACGAAAGTTCTCGCTGCTTATGGAGTTAAGTCTCATTTTAGTTATAATCTTTCCTTTGCTGATATTGATAAGAGCCTTGATGCTGGGAAGCCTGTTGTTATTGGCATACTCCACCGTGGTTCTTTATCTAATCCTACTGGCGGTCACATGTGTGTAGTCATCGGTAAGACACCAGATGGTAAAGGATATTACATTAATGATCCATATGGTTCTCTAAACGATAACTATACCGGTCCAGTGACGAATGGTAAGAAAACCATTTACACCAAAGCAGTTCTTAAGCATCGTTGGTGCCCAGGTGGCAACGATGGTTGGGGTAGAATTTTCGACTGAGGAGAAAACTAATGGCAAGAATCGATTTACACAACTTTTTCAAGTTCTACGACGAAAGAAATCCTAACCATGTGAAAGCAGTTCAGTGGTTGGAAGATAATCTGCCTGTTAAATTCCTTGAGGACAATATTGATTGGGCAGAAATCTATCGCGGAAAAAAGTCTAATGCTGCACCAGCCCCTGCCGCTGCTGCAGCTCCAGTAGCAGGTAGTGATGGTGTTCCAATGACGGGCATTAAACTTATCAAGGAGTTTGAGGGATGCCACCTTTCGGCATATCCTGATCCTCTGACTGGCGGACTTCCAATCACAATCGGTTGGGGTTCGACCAGAGATAAGAATGGTCAACCATTCCAGATGGGTGATAAGATTACTCAGGCAGAAGCAGATGATTTACTGATTAGTCAGTGCAAAAGTCAATTTCTTCCTGCGCTTCAAAAGATTCCTCACTGGAATGAGATGTCAGATGGAAAACGAGGTGCTCTACTCAGTTTTGCGTATAATCTTGGCGCTGGTTTCTACGGCGGCGATAATTTTAATACTATTACAAAGCGTCTAAAGAATAAGGAGTGGGACTTGGTTCCTGATGCTCTTTATCTTTATAGAAACCCTGGTTCAAATGTAGAAGCAGGTCTTGCTCGCCGCCGTAAGGCAGAAGGCGAAGCGTGGAAAAAAGGTTAAGATAAATACCTAAAATTCTGATCTGAATTAAAAATATAAGTCCTCTGGACTTGTGATCACTTTACTTTTTTGTTTAGTTACACAAAGTTCAGAGGATTTTTATGTCTACTAAAAAAGTACTTGCTGCTGCAGGTGCCCTTGCATTGGGGTTATCACCAACAGCAGCATTATCACACACCAACTCTATTGGTTATGTCGGAGATGGATCTGGTGGAGTCACCTTCTGGTATGGTTCTTGGCACAGCGGAACCACCTTTAATGAAGGTGAATTAAAACTAGAAGGTGCAAATGGAACGACATTCACACCAGTTATTACACAATTTACATTACTTGAGAACTCAACACCTGCTGGTTTGATTCCTGGTACAAACTATTTTCAGTCAGATGGAACAACTCTACAACCTTATGCTGACGGAGCAAATGGTGTAGGTGGTTGGTCTGCATCTTATACTTGGCAAGGTGTAACCTTCACTGGTCTTGCTGCGGGTGATTATACCTTTACCTATATTCCTTTGGGTGATCCTCAATCATATCAACCAAATGGATATCCAACAGCAGACTGGGCTCCATATGACTCAGTTACTTTATCTAGTACCATTTCTTTATCTTCAGCAATTCTTTCTGGTGATGCTAACCAGAATGGTATCCCTGATGTTCAGGAGTTTGGTACAGTACAACAACCATCAACACCAACATTAGTATCAAGTGCTCTTTCATATCTTGTAACTGCAAGTGTTGCTGCTCCTACATTCACTTCTAATACTGTTATTACTCATACATCTTCTGAGAATGATGGAGTACAAACAATCAATCAAGATTCTGCTACAACCGTAATTGCTACAACTGTAACAACCACCACTACAACACCAGTCACAACTGATACTTATAGTGATGGTTCAACTCATGCACATCAAGGAACACCTGTAGTTACTACAAGTTCTTCAAGTCAGTCTTCTACATCTCATGTTTATACTGATTATTTTGGCCGCATTGATCAGTATGAGGTTCTAGAAAGTATCGGAGGTCTTGGTAGTGGATTGCAAGGTCTTCTCAACCACGAACCAACCGAACCAACAACTGATAAGGTCAGAGTATTCAGCAAGAACTATTATGCTTGGTCTTCTGCTGATAACGGATATTCCGCAAAGTCCTTCATCTATGGTGGTGGACTAGAAATTGATATCAAACCAACCTGGACTATTGGAGCTCAGTATAATAATGTAGATATTGATCTTGATGGTGTTGATAGCACTTCCTCATTGAACAAGAGTCACATTGGTGTCTTCAATATGTTCCGTGGAAATACACTTTCACTTCTCACTAATGCTGGACTTGCTCAAAACAAATATAATGTTTCTAGAAATGTTCAAGGTGTATTTAATAATGAGAGTTCTACCTCTGGCCAAGAGTGGTGGGTCAATAACAGACTCTTCTGGCACGCTCATAAGAACATCACACCTTTTGTTGGATACGCTGTTGGAAATACTCATAGAGATGCCTTTACTGAGTCAGGTTCTATTCAGTCCGCAAGAAGTGTTGCAGCAGTAGATGAGACTTCACACACTGGTGAAGTTGGTCTTAATCTTTCACATCGTTTTGGTGGTAAGAAAAAAGATCTCTTCGGTGTTAGTGTAGAAGGTTCTTATGCGACTGATAACTCTGCTGAGGTTTCTGCGACCGTTGACTATAAGGAAATGGTGTTTATTCAGGGAATTCATCAGATTGCTGATGGTGTTTCCAACACCGCAGTATCGGCAAATGTTAAGTTTAGATTCTAAATACTAGGAGGTATTGTACTACAATGGACATTCTAAATAACAAGAAAAAGGAGAATGCTTTGGGACAATTGATTCGTATTGCGATCTTGAGTTGGTCTGCTGCTCTTTTAACCGCATCATATGCTGGTCTTCTTTCTAAGATGGACCCAACCTTTATCGCTACAGTTTTTACCGCATCGGCGGCAACATTCGGTATTAATACAATGAAGAAAGGTGATGACGATGATCATCACGAAAAGAGAGAAGAACAAAGAACCGAATTAGTAGTATCTGAACCAGCACCAGTTTGGAATGATGAAATTGTTGCTGCTGCTCCTTCTAGAGAAACTTCTTTAGAGGAAAGAGTAGAAGCACTTGAAACAAAGGTTGAAGGTGAAGAAGGTGAAGGTTTCGTCACACCCCGCACAGGAGCATAATGGCAAAGTCTGCTAACAAAGGTAAGAAAGGTTCTGCTGGTAATAAAAAGCAGAACCAAGGTAATGCTACTGCAAAAAAAGCAAAGAATGGGGGTAAAAAGAAATAATGACTAAGTGGATTCATAAAGGAAATTATTCGAGACCAGATAAAAGAACAATTCCTAAGAAAGGGGGAAAGAAATAAAACATGACCCTTATAGCATTTTTAATTGTAGGTTATGTTGAAATATCTCCAGGTAGTTGTCAACTTGAATATTTTAGATATAATGAAATACATTCGCTTGTTATCCCATGCCACGAGAATGGAACACTCCTAAGAGGGAGTGTTGGAATGCTCCCATCCATAAAATATTAAAAGCAATAGATAATCATACTCGTCTTTATTTTGAGACAGGTGATCCGTGGCATGAGGAACAAGCAGAAATATTAAGAAAATATGTTAAAGACTTGAAAGTTTGGATACATAAACAAGAAGGATGGTGGAATGAGTGAAATACTTGAAATAAATGTACCACGGGTTGAGGTTCCAGTTGTTCGTCAATTGGAACCTCCTGTTTTTACACCACCATCAATAAGAACTCTGCAGAAACCTGTGGTAGAAGTACCGTCTGCAAACTTACCTTATTATGAACAACTTGATGTTCCCACAATGGAACAATGGAAACAGATGGTTGAGGGGCAAAAACAGAACGAAGAGAAGAAAGATGAAATTGAGGAGAAGTCCAGACAACTTCCTCCCCCTGCCCCTCAACTGCCTCCAACCATCCAAACCCCTACCGATCAACAGGTAGTTGTACCACCACCAACAACAAATTTAGGAGTACCAGTCATTGAAGTGCCCATCATCGGAGAAGTCCCAATTCCTCCTAAGGAGCAAGTTATGCT